GAGGGGCGAATCTGCGGATGGTCTGAGAGTTTGGATACCAGGACTTCCGGCTTAGGGTTTCGATTCTTCCGCTCTTCGTCAGTCATTCGCAATCTCCCGGTACCTCTTCATCGTCGTCATCGAAAATGATGTAGGGCTCAAAGTCGCCGCGCCGAATTCCCCTTGCGATTTGGCACTCGACCATCATGGCGATGGTTCGCTCCTCGTCGGCTTCCAGCGGGCCGTCCGCTGTGGCGATGAAGCGCGCCGTTGCCTCGATGTATTCGCCGAGGTCTTCCACGTCGCTGGTGAGAGTCCAGCCGCTTACGATAGCCGAGAATTCATCTCTCATAATTCGTCCAGTGTGCGAATAATCGAAGGCTCTACACCACGCCTCCAGGGACTCTCAACCCTCGCATACTGATCTGGGTTAACCGTACTCATCGTTTCAAAATGGCAACTATCACAGCTACAACAGCCACACTAAAGGCGTACCAAAACCTTCTTCTCCACATTTTTACTTCAGCATAGGGAGTAAGCCCCTGGTCCCTCACCTGGTGAAGATTCCAGCGGACTTCCTGCTGCCAGTTCATACAGAATCCTTTTTAGGATTAACCTGGAGACTCTCCGCTTGCTCCCCTGCTCCCATGGTGGCGGGCGAGAGCGCTGTATCAGCAGTACGCTCGGTCGGATAAAGCGCTTCAACCTCAACCTGCCGTCTAGCGAGTTCCTCAAGTCCGCCGCGCTCCGTTCTCGCGACTTCGATCAAGGCGGGCAGCCCCGTGGCCACTGAGTGCTCAACTTCAGCGCGCGTTGCTGGCCTTCCCAGTGCCCACCATTCCACTCGATCCGGGTCACCGACGCTGAACAGCCGTCCTCCCTTTCCGTCGGGCACAAGCTTGTAGTCGCGGCAAATCCACAACAGCGCTACGCCTGGGTTGCGTTCGATCATCACGCCCGCGACGTTGGCCCTGGCGGATTCGATTCGCGCGGGTTCAGCACCGGGGCCGGTTTCGCGGCGTATCATTTGGGGCTTGCTGAGGAAGGGGCAGTTGCGCGCGGACCATTGGGCGCATTCCAGGTGTGAGGGTGGCTCGCTCGATATTCGATTGATGGCGCACATGGGACCGATGACGAAACACAGCCACGATCCCAGACGCTGGCCACAGACCCAACAAAGTCTCTCCCGGATCGCCCGCGTGAGCTTCTGTCCATCCATCGCGCGAAACTCCGGTACTTTTCCATCCGGCCCGTCGATCCACGCCACGAACCACGGCACCGCATAACCGCGCGCATCCACCGGCAGGTCTTTCATCCGCTCCGGCAATGGTTCGAGTTCAGGGCGAAGCATGTGCGCAGATTGAAGGCTCTCCCGATCTGCATCTAGGGACTCGCGAAGTGGAACTGCTGATTCCTGGTTGCCCTTCAAATCGTCGCCCATTTCTATCAGGCCCCTTTCAAAGTAGACTCGAAAAGCCCGTTGAATTTCAATATCAGCTTTGTAATATCCAACCCATGAACGGCAGCAAATTCAAGCGGTCCTAAAGCATGTAGTGACTCGGTGCCCGTCTGGTGGTGCAACGCGCATAGTGGAATCACCTGCAGGTCTGAACTCTTCGTACCCATTCCATGCGAGCCAGTATGGGCAGCTTCCACGCGACGGGTCGATTCACACACACAGCATGCGAACCTTCGGACGAATGCCTTGTACTTCTCATTGCGGACTGGCTTACCCCGCTGGTAACCCCCTGCAAGCGAAGACCGCACCCCATACGCCGTGTTCATCGGCCATCCATGAACAGCAGTGCTCCACCGAGTGCAGCGAAGAAGATGGCGTACCAGATCCGATCAGGCCAGGACAATTTACGGTCGATCATTCCGACCGCCGCAAGATGTACTCCACACCCCGGATGCGTGCCCCTGGAACCGTGGCGCCACCAGCCAGCAGCTTCCGGATCCGCCGGTAATCCGGCTTCTGGCAGACCAGCCCGGCGGCCTCGATCGCGGCTTCGTCTGTAACCTCGATCGATTCATACCGGGTGAGCGAGAGCCCGGTTTCCCCTGCCAGCTTGCAGACTGCCTGATCTTCCGAGAAGGGCGCCATCATACGGACGCCTTCCCGGAATCCGCATCTTTCACACGTGCGCCCCGCTGCACCATGTGAACCCTGGAGCGCAATTCTCGCGCCCGCTCCGGTTCGTCGTCCTGCTCGTAAGCATCCGCCAAAGAGCGCGCCACCATGCAGAGCAACCGCCGCTCATCGTGCGTCATCATGCACCACCTTTACGCTGCAGGCCGATGAAGGCGGAAAGCATGACCGTACGAACAACGGCATTCGGTACACCCTGGGACTCCGCGTGGATGCAGGCCTGAGCGTAAACGTCAATGAGCGCGTTGGTCTGATTTAGCAGCGTGACGCCCCAGGGTTGCAATTGCTGAGCCTGCGGAGCCCGTGACGGCATGGCTACCGGGCCATAGGTTCCAGTCCCCTGTGATTGAACGGGCGGGGCACTGACGGCCGGCTTACGCTGCTGCGACTCAAGAATGGAGGCCGCTAACTGGCGTTCGAGCAGTGAAGGCGGTTCGTCCTGCATCTCTGCGCGAGCCCGCGATTTTTCGCCTTCTGGATCGAGCCAGACATCCACATATCCCTGTTGCGCTTTGTTGGTGGATTTTTTGCAGATCCAGAATTCTTCCCGGTTGCCGAGCTGCAGGCCGTAAATCTTGTTGGCCACTCCGAGCGACAGGTAAGCACTGCGGCCATCGACCAGCCCGAAGTACACCTGCTTCTCGTCACCAAATCGCGAGTCGCAAATCTTGCCTGTGGGATATTTCAAGGCGATCCGCTCCGGCACGTTCGGCTGGAGCATTAGTTTCGATGGCGCGTTTCCGTTGTTGTTCATTTACTTTTTTCCTCCTGGTGCAAAACCAAAGTCCAATCGTGTAAGCGAGCAGTTGAACGACTCCCCAAGCGAGCAGCATCTTAGGCCACTTCCCTTAACTTGCGCGCCCGCATTTCGATTAGCAGCGCTTCCAACTGGTCGATAATCAGCTCGGTTGACATGGCGCGGATCGGTTGCGGCAGGCGAGCAGGCAATACCGGCCGGCGGGCCCCATGCAATTCGCAATTGCTGGCGTCTGCCTGATCACCACCTGAAAAGATGCACTCGCATTCAAGCGCTTCCACGCGCCGCAATTCGACGCATGCCCCACAGAGCAGGTCGTTACCCGTGCCGATGTTTTCGGCTCCCGGGCACATGTCGCACATGGCGTTTCCGCAGTCTTCGCAGTCGGCAAGGGTTGACCATTCGCGCGAGTCGCAGGTAGTGCAGAAGGTTGTTGTGTGGGGTGATGTGCTCATGTAAGAATTCTATCATCCGTGCGCACGGATAGCAAGGAGAATCTGTACGCACGGATGTGATATTCTTGAGCCATGCCGGAAGAAGAGAAAGACTCCGCCGCGCAAAGTATGGCGGCGAAGCGATGGGCTAAGACCACAAGTAAGGAACGCTCGGAGGTTGCGCGGAAGCTGAACGAAGCGAGATGGGGGAAGAAGAAAACAGCGAAGAAGAAAAAGGCGTAGAGATCCGTGCGTACGGATGCTATAATAGGGTATGGAAATGAGCGACAACATCACGAAAGCCGACCTGGATGCGGCATTGAGCAACTACGCCACAAAGGCCGATCTACAGTTCGCGCTGAATGGCGCGGTGCAGACGATCATCACCGAGCTTGGCGTACGCTTCGGTGAAGTGAACAGCCGCCTTGACCGGATGGACGCCACCCTGGTTAGCCACGGGAGACAGATTTCAAACGGTGCGCGATCCATTGCCGACTTCAACGGGTGGGTAGGGAAGGCCGATGAGGATTACAAGCGCGTGCTTGCGGAGCTTACGGAATTAAAGCTGCGCGTGGCGAAATTGGAAGGGAATGGCCGATAAGAACAATAGAGGGCTCAGAATGAAGATACGTTTACTCTCGCTCGCGCTGCTGTTTGGTTCGCTCAGTTTCGGGCAGACGTGCGGAAACACCGATTTCGGCTGCGCTGCTATTGAAGGCTACCGGCGTGGGCTAGAAATCCGGATGGAGAGAGAGAGAATCCAGGCAGCTCAGGCTCAACAGAAGCTGATTAACGCTCAGACCGAGGCCATCCGTCAGCAGACTGAGCAGCTCCGGATCGAGGCGGCAAGGCCAAAGCAAGCGCCCCAGGCTCAGCCGTTCTCGCCAGGTGCAGCGTTGGTTGCCCTCCCTGAATTCTGGTTGCTGCCGATGGCCAACAGGATTCGATTCATTCGAGCGGTCGAACCGGCGATGTCAGCCCAACATACAGACGAGGAGTTCGAGAAGATCCTTACGGCGATCGCGGCAGGCCGTTAAAAGATCCGGCCTTAATTGAGTACATTCCACTCCGATATTGGCGCAACATCGAAGTAACGTTATGAAGTGCGCAATCTATGCCCGCGTCTCGAAGAAGGAAGGCCAGGACACCGAGAACCAGCTCCTCGACCTCCGCCGGTATGCGAAGGCGCAGGCCTGGGAGGTCGTTGAATATATCGATCACGACACCGGCAAGCATGCGAACCGGGACGCCTTCAAAGAGCTGGTGGCCGATGCCAGCCGGCGGAAGTTCGGGGTAGTCCTGGTGTGGGCACTCGATCGCTTCACCCGTGAGGGAGTGCTCGAGACGTTTGGCCACGTCCGGAAGCTATCCGACTACGGCGTACAGTTTGAGAGTTACACCGAGCCATTCTTCCGCACCACCGGGCCCGCCGGCGAGCTGCTGATGGCTGTCCTTGCCTGGGTGGCGAAGCAGGAGCGGCAGCGCATCAGCGATCGCACCAAGGCCGGCTTGGCCATTGCCCGATCCAAGGGGAGAGTGGGTGGCCGGCCCGCGAAAGTCTTCGACCGGGACCGAGCGCGCGCGATGCGGGACCAGATTCCGCCGATGAGCTGGCGGGTGATCGCGCGGGAATTGGGCGTTGCTCAATCCTCGATCCGGAAGGCCTTAAAGGGTGTGCCTAAAACGTCCGCCCGAAAACCCCGAAAGCGTGTTGCAACCAAATCCTGACGTTTCGGCCGTTTGTGGTGCACAGCCGATCGTTTATGCACAGCGAGCAACCCCTATCATTGCTGTGCTTTGCGCGCTAACTGCTCACCCAGGGCATGCGATTCTCAACTGTGCGCCTGCAGGCGTACAGCCGCCCACAGGACGAAATTGGACACACAACCGGGGGGGGGCAGAGCTTCGCGCATTTTGCGCAGGTGCGCACTAACAACACCAGGGGGTGGTAATCTCTCTCAAGGAGCAAAACATGCCCAAAGGCGTACCAGCATCAGGACTTAAGACCCAATCGGCCGCGTTGAATAAACCCTTCGCGAAACCCGCGACCCCCGCAAAGACCCCGGTCTCGATCTACATCGAACCGAACACCGGCGCGGTAACGATCAACGCTCCGAGCTTCGATATGGTGGCCCCTGCACTCGAGAAGCTCAAAGTCCGGACGGCCGGCGCCGGCGCCTGATTATCTGCCGCGTTTTGGTAAATCTCGGGGGAGGTAGCCATCCGGCAGACCCACGGAGCGGGCCCGCGTCCGCGTCTCGTCCGCTCCGTTGCTTAAAGACCGCAGCCGCCCTCACACTCCATCGCGAAAGCTAGCTGGTCCTTCCGCTTGAAGTCTATTTGATCGAGTGGCCGGCAGTCCGCATGCAGGTATAGCTTTTGATCGAGTCCGCGATTTACTACGATGCCAGGCGTGCGTATCGCCGTATCGATCTGTAGCAGCTTCTCACGGGTGGGCCCTGGCTCCATGCGCTTGGCCCAGGTGGCATCATCCTGGAACGGGCAGAAGATACAGGCCGATCCGTAGACCTGGTGCGGCACGTGGATCTGGTTGTAGGCTTCGCAATCGTCCCGGCTCCATCCGGTTTCGCCATTCATTTCGAGCAGGGGGAAGTGTACCAGCCAGTTCGGCCGCGCCCTGCCGCTCTCGGTTAAGAATCGCCGCGCGATATCAACCGCCCGTGTCCGCTCTTCCCACGAAATACCGATCGACTGGTGAACCGTGACGCCCCGTGGAACGTGTTGGCCCGGTTTCAGGCCCACCACTTCGCGCCTGATTGTCTGCTCGATGACCTCGATTTTGTATTCCTTGGTGCATTGCCGGCGGAGCATTCCATGTTTGCCGCCTTCCACGGTGGCGGTAAATGCGGGAATGGTGGCGAAGCGCTGCCCTGTGGAGTTTTCGCCGCGGGTGAGGTCGTCGCTGATACAGCCCCGCGTACGCACCAGGATAGGCGGCCCGTGGAGCGATACGAGCCAGTCGAGGTGAGCATAGACCGATTCAGGCGGATCCGGAAGCCCCAGGCGCCTTTCTTCGGCGCCCGGTTCGTTGCGCGTGTCAGCGAATACGGCACAATCGAACCTTGGCACTGCTGGATGTCCTGCCAGGGAGAGAAGGTAGAGCGTAGTTGACTGGACGCCTGCACCGAGATTCAAAACCTGAAATTGAGTTTCCATGGGTTTCTAGCCTTCCGCCTTCAATTTGTCACCGGCCAGGCCCAGCGCGATCATCCCCAGGCACCCCGGCGAGCCACACTCACAAGGCGGCACGTGCAACCCTTCCAGTGATTCCGTATCTCGCATCAGACAGGCGGGATTCTCGAGCACCCATAGGACGAGCTGCAGCCTGTTCACGCGCGCGCGATCGCACATGGAAGTCAGGCGCGAATTCACCGTACTGACGGCAATCTCCATCGCGCCGGCGATCGCCTTCACATCCAAACCACCGAAAACCTTCTTCACGATTTCACGGTCTTGACGGTCAAAAGTGACGGACATTGGCCCAAGCCCCTATTTATTCCGCCCAGTGTCGCCCGATTACTGGCAAATTGCCAGATTTCAGCAATTGAATTGAACGGAAGCCACGCCAGCAGGCCCAGACTATAGGTATATGCGCCCCGATCCTCAATCCGCGGCACGTCAGGCGATTGTGGATGAGTTCGGGGAAGTCGACCGGAAAGTAAAGTTGTGGACCCCTGCAGTTAACCCACACCTCCAGCGCCGGGCCGAATTACAAGCCGTCATCGAAAGCTGGTACACCGACTACGCAGCAGGCCTTAGCGACGTTCAACAGGGCAAGCTCTACCAGTTGGAAGTAAGCCCGAAGCAGTGGCAACAAACCCTCACCGCAGCAACCCAGGCGAAAGCCTTCTCCCTCATTAAACGCGCCAAGCTGATCGATCCGTTTACGATCTTCACCACCACCCTTGCAGCCATCAAGAGTCAGCTCGGGCAGCCATTCCTCGACCAGAACGTACCCAAGGACCGCAGCGGCAGGCGCACCATTACCGTGGTCGCGAAGGCGGAGCCCGTCCTTACCAAGGTGGCTTAAATGGACATGGAAGCGGTAAGCAGTTCGAACATTCAGGCAGTCGGCTACGATCCGGAATCGAAAACGATGCGGATCCAGTTCCATAACGGCGCCGAACACGAATACTCAGGCGTTCCGGCAGAGACACACGCGGCCCTCATGGCCTCCGATTCAAAAGGCGCCCACCTGCACAAGCATGTGAAGAGCGCGCATTCGTCCGTCCGCATAAAGTAGTTCTCAGAACTCTGAGAAGCACTGTCATCGCTCCAAATCTGGGGTGAACCCACCGAGGCACATCGACAAAAATGTCACACAGCAAGTGCGGCACGTTGGTATGGAGTTCGACCGGCGAGGCATGGACTTCAAAGCGCGGCGCCCGGCGATTGATCGACCGGAAATTAGCGGAACGGCAGCCAGACGGCACACTTCGGATGTACGAATCCGACTACCGTTTCCGTTCAGAACCGCAAAGCACAAGCGGCCCCGATTTGACACCAATGTTATGCGAATTCCCGCTTGACCTGCACCACGACGACGATCGCGCGGTACTCAAATACTGGCCCGATCAATCGAGTCCCGAAGGGAAAGCCGCATGAGTGAAGCCCTCGCACGGGAAGGCGACATTGCGGCAAATAGCGCGTGGTCAGTCGATACCCTACGGGATTATTTTCTCGGGTTACTGCTCGAAAAAGACCGGCGCCTCAACGACCTGATTACCGCGAATGACCGGCGATATTCGCAGGAAGTCGCCCACCTGCAAAAGCAGTTTGACGGAAGCGACAAGGCCGTAAGCGTCGCCTTCACTGCGCAGCAGCGGGCGATTGATACCGCCTTCACTGCCCAACAGACCGGCTTGAATGCGGCACTCCTGGCCCAGAAAGAAGCGATCGCTACCGCCCTGGTAGCAGCCGAAAAGGCCGTCAATGCGGCATTGGTGAGTAGCGCCCAGGCCGTTCAAAAGGCCGAAGCCGCGGCCGAACGGCGATTTGAGGGCGTGAACGAATTCCGCCAAACCCTCAGCGACCAGCAACGTACGCTCATTCCGCGGGCTGAGGTCGATGTCTTGATGAAATCGGTAAATGACAAGGTGGACTTGCTCAGCAATGCCTACAGAGCCCACCAGGCGGAAGGGGTAGGCAAGGTTAGCGGGTGGGCGGCAGCCGTGGGAGTGGTGGGATTTATTGCGGTGATCCTTTCAGTCGCAGCCTTCCTGATGAAGTTCAAAGGTTAAAACGTTATGGGACTGATTCAAATCGTTGTGGTTCTGATCGTCATCGGCGTCTTGCTGTGGCTGGTCAACACCTATATTCCGATGGCGGCGCCCATCAAAACCATTATCAATATCGTGGTGGTCGTGTTCGTGTGCCTGTGGCTCTTGAGTGCGTTCGGCCTCTTGAGCGGCGGCCCGTACCTCGGCACACGTGCAGCACCTCTTCGGTAAATCCTCTATGAACTGGCTTAAATTGCTGTTCCAGTATTTCCCCCTCGTCCTTTCGGGCGTTGTGGCCATCGAAGGCGCCGTAAAAGCACCTGGCGCTACCAAGAAACAAATCCTGTTGAACGTCATCACAGCAGGCGCCGGCATCGCGCAGCAGATTCCCCAGGTGGACGTGCAAAAGGTTGGCACCGTCATTGATGCGGTAGTCGGCGCCTTGAACAAATCGGGCGTGTTCACCAAAGACACCCCGCCAGCAGTCCCGGGCCCGGTGATCGTTCTCGACCTTCCCACCGGCAGTATCAAACCATCCGCGTAAGCAGGTGTCTCTTGAGCCCCTGTGGAGTTCCACTTCCCCAACCCGAATCAGTCTCACCACCGGATGAACCGGAAGTTCACCAATGGGGCAGCTACGATCCAACCTTGGCCGAAGAGATTGAAGGCTTCCTCGTGACACTGCCCACCTGGTTGATCGAACCCGCTGCCATGACGGAAATCCTCGCCCTCCTGCATGCTGCATGACAGATATCTGGCCCATTGACCGCCTGATCCCGTATATCCGCAACCCCCGCAAGAACGACGCGGCGGTAGGGCAGATGTGCGCCTCGATTCAGGAGTTCGGCTTCAAGATTCCCGTGCTGGTCCGGTCCTCGGGCGAGGTGGTCGACGGCCACCTGCGCATCAAGGCGGCCCGCAAGATGGGTATCACCGATATCCCGGTGATCCTGTGTGACGAATGGTCGGAAGCCCAGGTAAAGGCGTTCCGGCTGCTGGTCAACCGTTCGGTGAATTGGGCGGAATGGGACGACGATCTGGTCAAGCTGGAGATGGTCGACCTGAAGGCGCTCGAATACGACCTCAGCCTCACGGGGTTCGATTCGGCCGAAGTGGCGGAGTTCCTGAAAGAGGCCACGGTCTATGGGCAGGACGAGGACGCGGTACCCGAGGTTCCAGCCACTCCGGTAACGATCCTGGGCGATTTGTGGCTACTGGGGGAGCACCGGGTACTGTGCGGCGACTCGACGGACGCAAGCGCGGTGGCGAGGCTAATGGGTGGCAAGAAAGCCACGTTGCTCGCGACGGACCCACCTTACCTGGTCAACTACACGGGCGGGTCGCATCCGCAGTCCTGGTCGAATTCCCCAGAGGTGAAAGATAAATGCTGGGATTCATACAAGGACCCGGCCTCCTGTATCGAGTTTTACGAGTCCTTTATGCGCATCGGGCTCGAACACCTTGCCAAGGGTGGTGCGGTTTACCAATGGCATGCTGCACTGATGCAGTATCTGGTTCACCAAGCTTGGCTCAAGTGCGGGCTGCTGGTACACCAGCACATCGTCTGGGTGAAGGCGCGTTCCGTTTTAACGCACTCCCACTATATGTGGCAGCACGAAGTCGCCTTTTATGGCTGGCCAAAGGGGAATCTACCGAACCTCCGTCCGCCCGCAAATACCTCGACTGTTTGGCAGGTTAATCAGGTTGGCGAATCGACCGGAATCCACCCAACACAAAAGCCGGTGGAACTTGCGCGCCGGCCCATCGAATACCATACACAGCCACACGACATTTGCTATGAACCGTTCAGCGGATCCGGCACCATGATTGCGGCGTCGGAAGCTGCTGGCAGGGCGTGCTACGCGATGGAAATAGCGCCGGAATTCGTGGACTGCGCAGTCAACCGCTGGCAGGAATTCACCGGCAAACAGGCCACCCACGATCAGACCGGCCTGACCTTCGACGCACTGAAAGCGCAGCGGCTTGGCACCACCGAACGTGTACCCGACGAGGAGACAGAAGTCTCCATTGCTAGATGAAACCTCACCACCTCGCCTTCATGAAGGCATACAGTCTCGTAGGCTCCGTTACGAAAGCCTGCGAGGTAGCAGAGCACGCCCGATCCCGGCACTACCAGTTACTCAAGGAAAACAAGGACTATCGGGACGCCTTCGCGGAAGCCAGGAACAGGCTGGCGGACGTGTTGGAAGCGGTGGTGATTCAGCGGGCAGTTGAGGGGTACCTGGAGCCTGTCTATTACAAGGGCAAGCCCTGCGGGGCAGTACGGCGCTTTTCAGACGGTAATGCGCAGTTCATGCTGCGAGGATTGCGGCCCGACGTATACCGGGAACGTAGCGACGTGAATGTGAAGGCGGAAGTGGACTTGAAATTTAAGGGCGAGTTAGCGGAATTGCTCGACGTCTACCGGCAACTGACGAAGACAGCAGAATGACCCCCACGCTCACCACCCGCGAAGCAGAGCAGCTTATCCGGGGATTCTCGGACCATGCGAAGTTCTGCCAGCACCTGCAAATCCGCAATAAAGACGGGGTGACCGTCCCTTACCGGAACTCCCCTGCAGGCGCCAAGCTCAACCGGGCAATCCGTAAGCAGGAAATTGCCGGCGACCCCGTGCGCGTGGTGATGCTGAAAGCGGGCCAGGTCTGGGCCTCGAGCAGTGCGGCAACCGAACTATTCAGGCGCATTCCCTTTTTCCCCGGCCGGCGCGCTTTGGTCTTAGCCGACAGCGACCAGCACGCGGACCTTGTATTTGAGTATTACCAGCAGTACATCCGCTCCTATGCGGACAACCCGTACGGCTCGGAGCTGAATTCAGCCATCGAGCTGCCCGAGCTGATCAAGGATACAGAGCGGCACATCCGCTGGTCAAACGAAAGCTCCATCCTGGTCGGTACCGCCTATAACGCCGACATCGGCCGCTCGGCACCCTACAACTGGGCGCACCTCTCAGAAGCGGCTTTCTACCGCGACATGGGCACGCTCATGACCGGCCTGATGCAGAGAATCCCGAACTCTGCCGATTCAGGCGTGATCATCGAATCGACAGCCAATGGCACCGGCGGAGACTTCTACGACCTCTGCCAGCGGTCAATGGATCCACGGCGCGCAACTGGGTGGGCATTCGTATTCTTCGGCTGGTGGGAACACCCCGAGTACCGCATGCCGACACCGGCAGGCTTCAAGATCACCCGCGATGAATTGGCGGAAGTCCAGAAATATAACCTCCATATCGATCAGATCGCATGGCGCCGGCGGCAGATCGATACCGCGTGTGAAGGGAAGATTGAGCGCTTCCGTCAGGAGTTCCCGGCCAACCCACAGGAAGCCTTCCAGGCGTCTGGTCGAACCATCTTCGACATGGTGGCAGTCGGCCGCATGCGCACGATACAGGACGGCATGCGCGGCAAGCTGCAGGTGGTCGACATCGGCACCGAGAAGCGCGTACAGTTCCAGCAGAGTGAAGACGGCCGCGGCGAACTCGTCATCTACCAACTGCCCCGCAAGGGCGGGCACTATTGCATTGGCATCGACCACGCGGAAGGTATCGACCCCAAAGCGAAATCGGCCGGCAGCTCGGACCCCGACTATTGCAGCGCAACAGTCCTCGATGCGGACACCGGCGAAGAAGTCGCCAAATTAAAAGAGCGATACGAACCGCACCCGTGGGCGCAGGCCTGTTACCTCCTGGGCAAGTTCTACAAGTGGGCTTTCCTCGCACCCGAACAGAAAGCAGTGGGTAAAGCGATGATCGGGCAACTGCTGGCCCTGCAGTATCCGCAAGAACTCATCTACTCGAAGCAACGCGACCCCTCCGACAGGCGCACGCCACTACTTCAAGAGTTGGGATTCGACACCAACAGCGTATTTCGTCCCGTGCTGATTTCAGGCCTCGACCAGGCGCTACGCGAGTCTGCAATTCAAGTGCATGACCCGGAAACCCTGCAACAGCTCCGCGAGTTCGTCAGGAAGCCGAACGGCAGGGAAGAAGGCACCAGTCACGATGATGATGTCTTCGGCCTCGCGCTGGCTGTAGAGGGATTGCCATATGCGCGTCGTGCTTTCAACTACAGGGAATCCCGATCCAAGGAAGACACCCAGTGGAAGCCCCAACGCTACGGGCAGCAGGTAAAAGAACTCGATGACGACTAACCGCGTAACCTTCGGCTCAAACGGATCCTGGATCTGTTCGTGCGGGCATCACATGCTGTACCTCGACCAGCCCGAGAACGGCAAGCCGCGGCGCATGCACTGTGTGAATCGCGAATGCCCGGCGTTTGAAGTTGCATTTCAAGAGCCCACGTTTGCCGTGGTGCGGGCATGACTGCCGAATTGACCTCGGTAGAGTGCCAGGTCATCAGCGATCTATGGCACGGGGAACCAGTAGAAGAGGCGAAATTACCGCAGATTCTCGCCAAACTGGGCTTGCGCGATCGGAAGGCATTGCGGCTATGGGCAAGCCCCGTAACGAATCGCACCCTCGATCAACTGGGAATCACGGGCGCCTGGAGCGCACCCAAAGTGTCGACGGATATGTCCTTTGAAGCTCAAACCATGCGATTCAAGCACGATCTGATAATGGCGGCGATTCAGCAATGCGACGGAAGCAAGATCAAGGCGGCGGAACTCCTCCAAATGCCCCGCGGCGGTTTGCATAAGTTTTTGAGACGCTGCCGCACACTACCAAATCTGGGCACGTGACATCGAATTGCCTTATTTTCGCGATACAGCACCTCTTCAAATGCGGCGGCTTCATCATTGCTCGGAAAAGTCACTATGGATTTTGGCCACACTTCCTCTGGTCGAAAGACCTGAAAGAGTTTGAGGAGTTCCACCCGCTAGGCGCCAAGCATCATCGCTGGTTTCCCCCGCTGATTTTTCGCGGCTACATCCGGCACACAACCGCCAATCAACAAAAAGAGAAGCATGGCTGACCACGACGGCAACTGTTCCAACCCGTATCACCCGGACCCGGAGAAGTGTTGCGAAGCCTGTATCTTCGGCAGGGGCAAGCACGCGGACTGGTGTACGTACGTGCTGACCAAAGAAATGATCGAAGCCGGCCTGGCGGAGTTCCAAAAGATGGGCACCCGTGGATAAAAGTTTTCAGATCAAGCTGTCCGACGCCGAAAAGCAAAAGCTCATCGCGCGTATTGAGCAGGACTTTCAAAACGCCAAAGCCTCACACATGCGCTGGTCGGAACGTTGCGCGGGGTGGATGAAGAAGTGGGAGGCGCGAGTCGATCCCCCACGCATGGGCGAAGAGGACAAACCCAACCAGGTTGTACCGCTCGTGCAATGGCAGTGCTTCAACAAGCTAGCGCGAGATCTCCAGGCGCTGTTAGGTGACAACGCGGAGATTACCGCACGTGCGACGGGCCCCTCGGACAAGGGCAAGGTGGCGAAGATCGGCCGGTGGATGACAAGCCGCATGTTCGATCAGATGGAAATTACGAATCCATTGTGTGAGTTCGAGTTCCGCCGAATCCTCAACGGCTGGAGTGCAGCCTATCGCCCCTGGTACAAACGGGAATTCGACACGCTGGTGAATGGCAAGCGTAAGCGCGTGTGCGACTACGAAGGCCCCGGCTTCTTCCCGCTCGAGCCCGATGACCTGGTGGTACCGGCTGAGCGCGGCGTCAAAAGCCTGCAGGATTTCAGCTTCATCATTCGGCGCGTACCCGTCACGGTAGACGATCTGCAGCATGGAGACGGCACGCTCTACAAGGGCACCAGTGAGCCCGACTTCGTACGGAAGGCAATCGACTGGGCGCAGACCGGCCAGAACGATTACACGATGTCATCCGACCCCGTGCGCACCGAACGCGAGCGCTCGGAAGGGGTGGATTACGACAGCTACACATTGGGCCGGCGCATCATCTGGACGTGGGAATGGTACGGCAAATGGCGACAACTCAAGGGCGGCGATGCCGAAGAGAACGAACTGGGCAAGCGCGATCAGTTCGAAAGCGATCTGGTCATACGCTTCATTCCGGGGATGCGGCAGATTATCGGTTGTCAGGACCTCTTAGAGCTGTACCCGAAGATGCGCAACCGCCGGCCGTTCGTGGAATCGACCCTCATCAAGGACGGCACGTACAGACCCAAGGGATTCGGCGCACTCCTCGGAGATCTCGAGGACGACGCTACTGCGAACTCCCGATTATTCGCGGCTGCCGGCGAGCTCTCGGTGTGGCCGATCATTTTCTACAAGCCCGGCGGCGGTATGAAGCCCGGCAACTTCAAACTGTCCCCAGGCACGGCCGTTGCAACCGAAGATCCCGCCTCGGTGAACGTGATCAAGCTGAATCCGAACCTTGATTTCACGATCGCCAGGCAGCAGGACATCCTGAGCGTAGCTGAGCGCGTCACCGGCATCACCGACCAGTCGCTAGGCCGTGCAGTCGATCGACCGAACGCCCCGAAGACAGCAACCGGACAGCTCGCACTCATCGAAGAAGGCAACGTACGCGCCTATCTGGACGCAACCATCTTGCGCGAGGACATGGAGCACATTGTCGGAGAAATCTGGGAATTAGACGTTGATATGGTGCCCAAAACCGAGCCCGGCCTCTTCTTCAGAGTGACCGAAGAGCAGGCGGACGGCCTGTTTGATACCCGGCAAGGCGGCGCCTTCATGACGCCCGAGGAATTCGGCGGCCGCTACGACTTCAAGCTCAAGTTTGCGACCACGGTATACGCCCGCCAGGCCAAGAAACAGGAGTTTCTAGCCTTCTATCAGGCAGCGATGATGTGCCCGCTTGTTCAACAGAATCCAAAGGCCATGTGGTCGCTGTTGAACATGTTGGCTAAGCAGTTTGATATCGACTTTGCCGATGTGATCCCGAAACCGGCAGACCTCGACCAGCCGAAGACACCCGAGCAGGAATGGGTGGAAATGCTCGAAGGCCAGGAGGTTGAACCCAACCCGATGGACGACGACGCGGCCCATATCCAGGCCCACATTAAGCAGCTCGAAGACGAGCGCAAGGACCCCGACCGTGACGTGCAAGCCATCGGCCTCAACGTGGCGCATGTACTCGCGCACAAGCAACAAATGAGGACCAAGCAGTTAATGCAGGCCATGACTTCGCAGCTTGTACAGCAGATCACTCCGCCACCAGGCCAGCAGCAGGCCCAGCAGCTCGCCCAACACGTCGGACTGATGCAGCAGGCGTACGGCGGCGCCCCACCTCCCGAGCAGCAGGGCGCTCCCGGCGACGTTCCCGCACCCGATCAGGCATTTGGAGCACAGGCGGCACAGCAACCCGTTGAAGGCCAGATGTGACCGACCCCGACAGCGCAGAACTCGATGCCATCAAGGAACTGAGACGCTCGCCAGGCTACCAACTGGTGGAGACGCGAATCAAGGAAGAGCTGCACCGCAAGCGCCTACTTCTCGAAATGCAGGGCCCGGAACTGCCATTCGCCAAGACCCAAGGCTATATCGAAGCTCTGAAAACAGTGCTCGCGATCCCCGAGATTTTAGAGAACGAATTGAAGGAACTCAAATAATGGAAACCATTCAGCAGGACCTGCAACCGAAACCAACGCCCGTAGGCGGAACCATCGATAACCCCGGCACCAGCCGCGGCGATGCAACAGCTAACCTCCAAGCCAATGCAGAGTACATGTGTGCGCAGTTGAATGCGAAGCTCGTTGCGGCGCTCGACGCCCGCGACGAATCGTATAACATCATGCTGCGATCGGGCAGCTTTCCTCACCTCGGCGCGCCTCCCGTTGGCGATCGCTCGTGGGTGGTTGTGCCTGCCGATGGCTCACCCAATGGAATGCCCGGCTACGACCAGGTGGGACCGCCCGTCATTTCGACTGTTGAGATTCTGAAGGGCAACAACGCCTTGATGGGCAAACAGAACGCCACCCCGGATGTTACCGACATCGGTATCGAGTTCTCGCCCGGCTGGTTTCAGGCTGGCCCAACCGACTCGCGCCTGAACGGCTTTGAAGTCACGCTACCCGGTCCCAAGGGCAATATCATCACGCTTCGCAAGATGGTCCTCCCCTGGGGCGGCAAGTACGAACAGGTCGCGTAAAGGAACCCACCATGTTTATCTCACCTGACGCGCCACGTTTCGGCAAAGATCCCGACCCGGCAACAGAAGAATCCGCCGTACCGATCGTGCATGATCCCGTTCCCGCCGGCATGGAGCCTGACCCCGAACCCGCGTCAGGTGAAACGGCAGCGCCGGCGCCCGAACTCTCGCGACCGAACCGCGTACCCGGACACGCAGTCCTCGACCAGGCCCGCGACGAACGCCGAAAGAAACGCCTGGAAGAGAAAGGATACTGATGTTCACCAAAAACCAAGCTCCACCGTTCGGCGCGAAAGCAGCGCCTGCAGCCGCGGCCCCACCCGCGAAGAAGAAAGCGAAGGGTAAGGGCAAGCCCGCAACGAAGACAGCCGGCCCGCCTCCCGCGTGGCAAGGCATCGGTAACAAGATGCTGGCAGGCAAGCCCGGAATGCCGGCCTGCTAAATGAGCCCGGCATTTCAGATTGGTGAGCAGTGCCACTACTGCCAAAAGTGGAGATGGCCCGCCGACATCATCCACCAACCCGGTGGAGTCAAAATCTGCCAACAGTGCGAATGGCGCCACATTGAAGCGCTCAAAGCACTATCAACCGGAGTGTTTACCGGCGAGTGTTCGGAATGCGGCAAGTCTGCAGAGCAGCTCCGCAGCCCGAATGGAGAGATGGCCTTCCACTACGAAAACGGAGTCTACCGGGTGATGTGCGTAACGTGCGATCGCGCGTACGTCCGGAAGCGCAAAGACCTGTACGGCGATACCGAGTTTGGCCACTCGATCGGCCTGAAATGAAGACGTACTGTTTCCAGGTCGAACTCGAAATTGCAGAAGAGCAGGACATGCAGAGCGCTCTATCCCAGGTAATGCAGGCGATCGCCTCGAGCATGGGAAGGTTTCACAAACCGGACTCTGGGCCTCCAATGCGGCTCACCGTAATCGACCTCGGATTGAAGAAGTAAGGAGAATATGGAACCTGATGAAGTGCTCGGCAACGAGCCACCCAACCCCGATGTGCCTGCTAAAGGCCAGGGAAAAGACGACTACGTACCACTCACCCGCACCGAAGCGGAATCACTCAGACGCGAGCGCGATGAAGCCCGCGAATCCGAACGCTATTGGTCGGCACACGCACGCGGCAACGGCCAGCAACAGCAGGCAGCCGAACCCGAAGCAGAAGACGCCTCCGAGTTCTATGCCGAAGAGACAGCCAGCAACGACGAAGACACGCCCGAAAAGCTGGTAGACGACTTCGCGGCCACCGGCGTAAAGGCTCTCCAGAAGCGCGGCTTCATCACAGCAGCGGACGCCCAGAAACTGGCAGCCGATACAGCCCTACGGGTAACCCGTGAAATGATCGGCCGGGAACGCCAGAAGATGGGCAGCGATACCAAGATCCTGGCAGACTTCCCCGAATTGAAAGACCAGACGAGCGACCTCTGGAAGGAAACCGCCAAGCATTACAAGGAAGCGGTGGACATGGACCCGAACGCAGCCAAGACCCCGGCAGCGCTCTATCTGGCAGCCAAGACCGCACGCGCCACCCTGAAAGCGCAAGCGAAAATCCACCACGCCCCCAAGGATGACGACGAGGATACGCCCGAACCGGAAAGCGATCGCAGAGCCCGCGCGAGCTCCCAGGACGGCAGGGCCAAGGGCAGAGCGGAAGTCGAAGACGATGACATGCTCGGCTCGGAAGCTCGCTCCATCATCAAGTCGATGGGCATTACAGAGGCGGAATTCAAAGCCTCGCGTAAAGAAACCGCGGGCTCGGCCAAAGGACGGCGGTAGATGGATTTCGACCCCAACTATTCGCCAGTGCGGGGCAGGCGACTACGCGACTATGCCCGCGATTTCCTGGAATGCCTGCTTGAAATGACACTGCCCGACTGGCTCTTAGACTTGCGAGCGAGACGCGAGAACCGCAAGCGATTGCTGATGCGGATGGGCGTTAGTGAGCAGGAATTCAAACAGGCCAAGCGAATCATGAGCGAACAGACGCCCGGGTGGCGCAACTTGCAAGGAGCACGATGAAAAACGAAGAGAAACGCGCACGGCAGGAAGCGGCCGGCATCCCCGATACTCCGCTGAATATCAGCATGGAGGAACTACCAACCGGCGAGACCCGCATACTCCAGGCGCACATTAACGGCGTCCTGGTGGCAGACCTCAACCTACCGGCACATGTAATCGCAGCCCTCGACTGGTACGCAACCGATGAAGGCGTGATCGAGCGCAACTCCCGGCCGAACGTGCGGGAAGCTTCAGGTGTCACCCTCGGACGTGATGCGGATTCTAAGGCTCTCGATGAGCGGCGCGACGATGTACGCGAACGCGGCAAGTCCCTCTATGAAGCCCGCGACCAGTTCAAAGAAGCGGCCGACCGCTACACCACGCCCGGCATGCGGCCGCGCTTTATCGCAGGCGCCAAAGCCAAAGAAGGCGGCGGTACCGGCGACTATGAAGTAGTCAAATACCCGGCTGGTGATCCACGTGCGGGTGATCCCGTGAAGGTTCGGGGTATGGTCCTCGGACAGATGCCGGAAGAAAAAGCCGCGGCGCGCACCAAGTTCTACGCGCAGCGCGGCAACCAGCTTTTGAACCAGATCGGTGAAAAGTACAAGAAAGAAGGCGGAGCAACCGCCGTATCCGATCAGTAGTTAAGCAACCCACGCGAAGCAGGCGCTTCCATCCAACCGTCCCGCAAGGGCACCCGGAAGCGGTATACCTCACCTGCCATTGTCTTCGCTCCATGAGGCAACAAACCCAACTCTAGGAGTGTTTTCATATGGCAAATAGCAACACGCCGTTTGGCTTCCGACCCACTGGGCGCACGGTATCCGGAGCTTCGGGCTCCCTCGTACCGGCCCACAAATTAGTCGGATATGCCACGGCGTTATTCGTTAACGATGCCGTCACGCACGCAGCCGCGGGCACCAAGCCCACGCTCGCGATCGATGCGGCCATTACCCCGGGCACTACGCCCGTTTTGGGTGTCAACATCCAATACGGTGCGGCCTCCCTCGCGACCGATCACACGATCGTCCTCGCGAAGGATGCCGTCTTCTGCGTCCAGGGCGATGGTTCAGGCGCCACCTTCCTCGTAGCAGCTTCCCTGCAGAAGTGCGCGAACATCGTGCTCACTGCCGGCAACGCCTCGCTCAAAAGCTCCAAGCATTCGATTTCCGAAACCAGCTTGGCGGCAACCAACACCCTGGACTGCAAAGTCCGCGGCCTCTACCAGTCACCGGATAACGCCTTGGGCCAGTACGCCCGCGTCTTCGTGACGTTTAACAACTTGGTCGAAAGCGATCAGAAGGCGGGCATCTAACTCCATGAACATCAGAGGCAATTTCTCCGACTTCTTTTTCGAGACGATGCTCCCGGCCTTGAACGCGAAAATCTGGAAGAACTTCAAAGCGAAGAAATCCATGATTGGTGAAGTACTCGGCACCGAGACCACCACGCGCTCTATCGAGCAGTTCTCTCAAATGGCCGGCGTTGGGCTCCCCACGCTGGTAGGCGAAACCGAAGACACCCCGACGGATGACTTTATCCAGGGGTTCAATAAGACGTTCAAGCCCGCCAAGTACGGCTTGGGTATTGCAGCGTCTCAGGAACTCGTGGAAGACGACAAGGTGGGCATCATCTCCCGCCGTTCGGTCGCTCTCTCGAACTCCATTTTCCAGGCTCGCGAAATTCAGGCGGCCTCGGTTCTCAATAACGGCTTCGATGGAACCAACTTCCCGGGCCCCGATGGCAAGGCGCTTTTCGCCCTCGACCATCCGCTCATCAAATCGGGCGGCTCGCAGGCTAACATGCTGGCGGTCGCGGCCGATCTCGATGTCGCTTCGCTCGAGCAGGCGCTCACCGACTGGGAACTCATCAAGTCTCCCGAAGGCTTCCTGCAGATGACCGGCACGCCCCGTGTATTGACGGCCTCCGCCAATCGCTGGAACGTGGCCGAAATCCTGAAGTCTCAACAGCGCTCGGACACCGCGAACAACGCTATCAATGCGTTCAAATACAGCGAGCAGGGCGGAGTCATCAACTCCCTAACCTGGGCATATTTGACCGACCCTGATGCGTGGTTCCTGATCGCGCCTCCGGATGAAACCGGCCTGCTGTGGCTCGACCGCAAGGCCCCGTACACCAAGTCCGACTATGTGGAGAAGAACGAAACCGGCTTCGTCTACATGCGTTACCGCGCCACGTTCGGATTCTACGACTGGTCCGGCACCTACGGCAGCCCCGGGGCATAATTAAAAGCCTCACCGTTAGCAAACCTCACCGGGGGGCAACCCGCCCCCCAACTTTTTCCCGGTACTCGCGGTACTTCTACATTGCGCGCACCAGCAACATTAGCGGCTAGGCCAACGTCCAATAGACAATGGCTCCCGAACGGCAATGTCCGAAGTGTCTTCAGAGCTTCCCGCACACTGCCGAGTTCTTCACTCGCCAGAAACAGAACACGAGTGGGCTTCTGCTTACCTGCAAGGCTTGTACGCTTAAACGTCGGCAGCGGAAAGCTGCCAGTTTGCCTCTTCCCGAAAGCCGCACGTGTCGTACCTGTTCTCGGGTCTATCCGCTCCGCGCTGAATACTGGCACAAGTCAACAGGCGCCCCCGGAAACCTGTCGGCCCACTGTAAAGACTGCACCTGCGCGAAAATGCGAGACTACATCGCACTTCCTCGGGTTCGCGATAAGCGCAAGGAATATTACCAGCAGAACTCCGAAGAGATGGCAGCCTACAACAAGGTTTGGAACCGAGCGAACACAGCCAAACTCCGAGCAACACAAGCTAGATGGCGTAAGGCCCATCCTGAGAGTGTCGAAAAGATGCGCGCAAGCGGCGCCGTCTGGCGGAAGGCAAACGCCGAAAACCTTAAGAAAAGCCATCGCGCGTGGCGTAAGGCGAATCCTGAAAGGGTGCGAATCAGAGACGCAAACCGTAGGGCGCGCCACAATGCCGCACCGGGGAAAATCACCCTGGGCATCGTTATGGCGCTCTTTGATCTCCAAGTCGGGCTTTGCTTCTACTGCGATACCCAGCTTGGCAGCCTCTTCCATATCGATCATTACATCCCGCTTACAAAGGGCGGCTCTAACGAGTTTAATAACCTCGTACTGGCCTGCGTGCCCTGCAATTGCAGCAAGCAAGACCTCCTTCCCGACGAGTTTCTACTCAGGCTCTCCGCTCGCTAGGTACAGCCTCCGAATCGGCACCCGTTTAACCCCCAACAATTCCAACCAGAACCACTCATTTGAGTGGTCTGCAGACACAGGAGAATTACTTTGAGCCTCAATAACAGATCTTACGGAAGAGTAGCAACCCGCTTTTCCCGACTTCTTATCAAACTGATGCCTCACCGGGCAGACGCCACAGGGCAAGGCGACTACCTGGCGCAACCCATGTTTGTGATCCAGGCGCCTCCCGGGCAGACGGCCGACCTCATGCAGTTGCAGGACTCGACCGGCGCCGTACTGTACAAGCTCGACGCCACCGGCCGCGGCGCCGTCAATGCGACCGCGAAGA